CATCGTGGCGAACACCGGAGGCGTGATCATCTGACCAGTCTTCGGGTGCTTGAGTTTGTTCATCGCGATCTGCGTCTTCCAGCGGCGCGACACCTTGAGCTGTGTCGACTTCATGTCGATCACAACAGGCTGGGTCATGCCTCCCTCGTCAACGACAAGGCAGAAGTGCTGCTCAGATTTCACAAGCTCGTTCCCTGTGGGCAGGATCTCCTTAGACCCTGAGCGTGTAGTGCGCTGCAGGACAGGGTCGTTTGCTGGGATCTCACCACGGAACCCGCCGCCTTGATCACGAGGTACGAACTCGAGATACTTGGTGGTCTGGAAGCAGGGGATCACAGTGAGACCTGTCTCGCCGTCCCAATACTGGCCGGTCACATTGTTGAAGGCGTCACCTGCATCGGCGCCCTCGATGAACTCAGACTTCTTCTTGCTGAGCTGTGGTGACAGAGGCTGGAGCAGACGCACGAATGGGATCTGCATTTCGCTGCTGTCAAAGGATGCACCCTCGCCAGCGCTGTCAAAGATGTCGTCCATCACGTTGGTAGAGATAGAAGTCTCTTGTGCTTTTGTTACTGCGGTCATTTCATATTCTCCTGTTCAATCTGAGCATTCCAGATCATAAATAATTCAGTGGCGTCGAGCGCATTTTCATCAAGCTCTTCGTCTTTGCTTGAGTCCTGAGCCTTGATGAAATCCTCGTATTGCATCCACTCCACATTCGTGTAGTGTTCCGTAATCATTGGATTTCCTCCTCCATTAAACCAGCTTCATAGTTTTGTCGGGCACAGAACACTCTGTCCGCTTCCTTTTGGTCGTAATCTTCTGTAAAGCCATTAAGCCCGTGCCACGCATTCGTACTAATTTGGTGTAAGGGCCTTCCAGCTTCCGCCTCAATACCGGCGATGCTGTCCTGAGTGCGTACGTGCCCCGGCTCCTTATCCGCAGCGTCCAGCAAGAACTTTTTGCTGAACGATGTAGTCTCATCAAGCATGATAATCTGCTTTGCGGTCAAGTTGCCTATCCGCGCTCCCAAAGTGTAGAGCAGGTCTAACAGATCGTCTGTGTCAGTAGATAGTTTCATGTTACTTCCTCCGGATTTCTGCTGCGTTTGCAACGAATGCCCCGAACATATCGAGGTCGATTGGTTTACCACTCTCCATGCGCTCTTTAACAAACGCTTTCAGGGTCATGGGGTGAACATAGGTTTTGGCCGAGGCATTGTAGCCGCGGTCCTGCAACATCCCGAGCACATCGCCCGCGACATTGTCTTCTCCTTTGCCGAAGGAGCAGGTGACATCGTTCTTGATGATGTCATCGAGGCCCTCGGTCCTTAGCCACCCCAGAGCTTCGTCCTTGCGGTCTGCTGGGATAGAAGCATGCACCATCATCTTACGAGTGACAGTCACCCCGTCTACGTCAATACGCTCCACGCCCATCTCATCCATGAGCGCAGGTATCTTGTCGATAGAAAGGTTTTGCTTATCAGCCTTGAGTGACTTGAGGTGCAGCTCAGTATCCTTGATCTGGTCTTCGACTGAGCGAAGCGTCTTTACAAGGTCACTGAGAGTCTTGCTGGTGCCTACATCTACATCGCCGAGGGCACCAGCTTCGTCGAAGATGTCGTCAAATATATCAGTCATAAGTTTTTTCCTCTTCAGGGTTGATTGTGGGCAACTTGTTTGCTACCCATAACCAGAACATAGAGACAGGGAAGAGGGTTGTCAATGGAGTTCTTTAAAACAAAACCATACCAACAGCAGCTTGAGGGTTTTCCCTTTAAGCTGCCACCGTATGCACATCAGCTGGAGGCTGTTTCGAAAAGTTGGGATCGCGAAGGTTACGCTTTTCTAGCTGACATGGGCACCGGGAAAAGTAAGATGCTTATCGACACCATAGGCATGCTGTACTTAAACGAGGAGATCAACTTCGCTCTGATCATCGCACCCAAGGGTGTGTTTCGCAACTGGCCGGAAAAAGAATTGCCAGAGCACATGTCGGATGCAGTAAAGCACCGGGTGATTCGTTGGTCCTCTAGCTCCACCAAAAAAGCCAAGGAAGAGATGGCTTCTGTTAAGGACGACTTTGACGGACTTACTGTATTCGTAATGAACGTAGAGGCCTTCTCTTCTCTGAAAGGGCGGAACGCAGGGGAGTGGATGGCTAAACGATTTGGCGTGAACGGGTTGATCGCAATCGATGAAAGCACAACCATCAAAAACCCTAAGGCTAAACGAACCAAAGCACTGACCAAGATCGCATCTGGTTTCCAGTATCGACGAATCCTCACAGGATCACCTGTGTCGAACAGCCCAATGGATGTCTACTCTCAGTTCGAGTTCATCGGTTCAGGGTCACTGGGATTTGAATCTTACTACGCATTTCAAAACAGGTATGCCGTCACACAACGGCGCAGCATGGGTGCACATAGCTTCGATCAGATCGTAGGCTACCGAAACATTGAAGAGCTGACCGATCGTATCGACAGGCACGCTTACCGCGTTCGCAAAGAGGATTGTCTTGACCTGCCTGACCGCACTTTCACCACGCGCCTCGTACCTTTGTCACCGGAGCAGTTCAGGATGTATGAGCAGCTCAGAACCATGGCCTTAACCATGTTGGAAACAGGTGAACTGGTGACAGCGCCTGCGGTAATCACCCAGCTCTTGCGGATGCAACAGGTGCTGTGTGGGCACATCCAAACCGATGACGGGGAACTTAAAACCTTTCCCTGCCCCCGCCTAGATGCCGCCCTCGACATCGCTCAAGAAACCAGCGGGAAGGTTATCTACTTTGCACGGTTCCGCTATGACATCCAGCAGCTGGTGGAAAGGCTGCAGAAAGAGTTCGGGGAGCATTCGGCGGCTGCATACTACGGTGACACCACTGTCGAAGAACGAAGCCAAATCATGAAGGACTTTCAGAACCCAGACCACCCTCTCCGCTTTTTTGTAGGTAACCCTTCAACAGCAGGGTACGGCTTGACGCTAACACAGGCAAAAACAACTGTGTTTTACAGCAACTCCTTTTCACTGGAGCAAAGAATACAGGCACAAGACAGGAACTATCGCATCGGCCAGGATCAAAAAGTGCTTTACATAGACCTGATAAGTGATGGTACAATAGACCAGCACATCGTGCAGTCTTTGAAGAACAAGATTGATCTGAGTGCGAAAGTTCTAGGCGAAGAGGCAATGAAATGGCTAAATGTAAAACCATCGAAATAGGGCTGTTTAAAAAACTGCTCCAGTACAGCCCCCAAACAGGGAAGCTATACTGGAGACCTCGAGACGAAAGCACCTCACCAAGACCAGCGTCTTTCAACACCAGACACGCACACACTGAGGCGGGGTGCCAGAATGATAAAGGGTATATGCTGCTTTCGGTGTGCAACCAGAGGCTTCGTGCGCATCGAATTATATATGCCATGATGACAGGTGAGTGGCCCGAAGAGATCGATCATATTAACGGTGATCGATCGGATAACCGTTGGTCAAATCTTCGGAACGTGACCCATAGAGAGAACCGGGCAAACAGCTACGGGTGGTCTAAGAAAACCAGCTCAAAGTTTATAGGTGTGTGCAAGCAGACAGGCTCTGACCGCTGGAAGGCGCAGGCCAGCGTGAACGGTAAAGCCAAGCACCTTGGTTTGTTCGACTCAGAGATTGAGGCTGCTAAAGCACGAGACGATTTTGTGGCCAGCATTAACCCATACGCTAGACTGAATTTTCCAAAGGATCTGATATGACTGACAAGCTAGAAGACCATGACGACATCATAGAAGTATTCGTCGACTACAAGAAGGGTCTTCGAACCATGAAGACGGCCACCGCAGAGATGGTCCGCCTGGGGTTCGAGGAGAACGTAGCCTATGCCATGCTCAAGAGCATGAAGAAGCATAATGTCGTCGACATCCGAAACAAATCCTACGAGCCTCCGCAGCTGGTCGGCACCGACAAGAGTCGGAAACGAAGGGCTTGCACTGACGATGCAAGTGGGGTAGAAACAGACAACAAATGACGAGGATGCTATGCCCAAGAAGAACACCGCAGCCGACCTGAAGTTTCGCAACGTGGGTCTACTACTTGAAGATCACGAGATGCTCCGCCAGCTCGCCGACCGCGAGCAACGCTCGATGGCCCGCCAGCTTTCCGTCCTGATTCGGAAAGCGCTGGAGGATGCAGAGGAAGTATGATACCTTACCCCTGTCATACTTCCTCCCAAACTCGGACGGCCCTTGTGGCCGTCCTTTTTCATTGAGGTGAACACATGAGAAAACTGAACACGATCTACATTCATTGCACCGCGACCCGAAAAGAGTGGTGGGCGGACCGTCGACCCACTGAAAAGGTTGACGAGGTACGACGCTGGCATACACAAGGTCGAGGGTGGAGTGACGTAGGCTACCACTACCTCATCGATTTGGATGGAACAGTGGTTGAGGGTCGCCCCATTGAGAAGGCCGGTGCCCATGTCAAGGGACACAATGCCAACAGCGTCGGTATCTCCCTGTTCGGTGGCCATGGCTCGGACCAGTACGACAAGTTCGAGGACAACTTCACACCCGAGCAGGATCGTGCGTTGCGCAAGCTCATCGCGCAGCTCCGCATGGAGTATCCGTCGATCACAAAAGTCCGAGGGCACAATGAGGTGTCCCCCAAAATGTGCCCAGGCTTCCAGGCGGACAAATGGTTGAACAGCGCAGAGACCGAGAAGAAACCCGAGCGCAAGAAGATTGCGCAGACCAAGACAATCCAAGCTTCGTCTGTTGCAAAGCTGGCGACGCTCGCGTCACCTGCGACGATTGCCACTGTCGGTGGGCTGGAGTGGCAGAAGCTCCTGATCATGGGCGTGTTCGCCTTGGTGGCTCTGGTCGCGTTGGGGGTAGTTGACCTCGAGCGTCTCAAGAAATGGAACCTCGGAGACCGTTAATGTTCTTGCTCGGCAAACTGAAGATGTATGCGGCGCTGATTGGTGCGGCCTTGGTGGCAGTCGTGACTGTCTACTACCGAGGGCGTGCCGATGGCAGGGATGAGCTCGAATATGAGATCAAGGATGACCGCCTAGAAAAGATACTCAAAGCAAAGGATGTACAGGATGACGTACAAGCTCTTGATGACGATGTCCTGCTGCGGCGCTCTTCTAAGTGGGTGCGCAACGATAACGGGTGACACATACTGCGACATAGCCTCGCCTCTATACTTCGATTCCGACAAGACTGTCTCATGGTTGTTGCAGAATGATCGTAACCTCATGGTCGATATCATTGTCCACAACGAGACGAACGAACGGATATGCAGAAACTAAATGCCCTCAGCAGCCTGCTGCACGGTGTATCATTCCGTGATACACACGAGAGCCTGTGCTCCCGTGCGTGGCGCTTACAAAGTGAGAACAGGTTCTGGAAAATCTGGACCCATGTGTTCGGAAGGAGGCATTGCTACACCTCCTTCGAACACTACTGGCTTATTCCTCTGTCGGATCCTCATCAAAGTCCCGAGTGCGAATCGCCCACACCCGGTGCGAAGAACGGCTCTGATCAGGTGAGCTGAACACGTCAGCCTTGACGATGTCGCCTGATGCAAACAGTCCGTTGCACAGAGCACCCACGGCGCCAGCATCCATGTCCATCATCCGTGCCATCGTCGCCGTGCGCATCGGTCCGTGATCCTCGAGCAGATCCTTGATGTGCTCGTGAGGTTTGTAGTTGATCACCACATCTGGCGTTTCCTCCTCGTCGTCAAGATCATCGAAGATCGAACCTCGGACCACGGCCCGCATAGCACGCCACGGGACGTGGTCACGCTTGTCCTCGTAGTTCGGCATCAGGTGGGCTTCCAGCACGTCACCGTGCTTGATCTTCACGGCGCTGACGATACGCGCGTTGATGAACACCGCCTCGCCTTCTTCCGTTGCAGCAAAGGCGCTGCCCACTGTTGTGACCTGGTCTACGATGATGTTCTTTTTCTCAATCATATTAAGCATTGGTTGTCTCCGTTTGTGTTTCTTCTGTGTGGGCGTCCCGAAGGACTTCTACGATATACTCCGCAAGTGTCGCGCACCCTGTTCCCAAGGTCTGATCGCTGAGCCAGTCTACCTGCTCTCGGGTCAACGCTGCAAGGATGTCGCTGATCGATCCGTACTTCACGTTCTGTTGCGCCAGCTGGTAGCGGATGTCCCCTCGCCCCTTGGACGCAAGTCTTCCATGCTGTCGACCACGGTACAAGGCACTGTTGACCATGCTGTAAGACACATCCAGTGCCGCGGCGATCTCCTTCGGTTTCATTCCCTGCCGCTTCATCTCCCAGATCTGAAACGTCCGCTCTTTGGTTTGTTGTCCGTGCATCGTGCTCTCCTTAATGTATGCTGTGGTCCATGTGGTGGACGGTAAATGACTCAGGTGTGTTGGCCACCTCAGACAGGTAGCGGAGGTACTCGTTTGGCGCCATTTTTATAGTTATCGAAAAA